GACTGATCGACGACAAGAAAAATGCGTCGACCAACAAGGAACAGACGAACATTGACGAAAAAGACCAGAAAAATATGAAAAAACGCGGTGGAAAATCGGAAAGGGCGGACAAGGAACCGATGAATGGCGAACTGGCCTATCTGACCGATCAGGTCGACCATCTACGATCCCAAATCCGTATGGTTGTCTTGGACAATGCCTATATTCCAAACACCATACAACATCAAACATTGTGGGTTTCGCAAAACGAAGACCAACTGGTGAAGAATGCTTGTGTTCCAACAGTAGACGAAGAAAGTGTGCGCGATATTATGTCGCTCGATGTCACCAATGAAATGAAGCTTTTGCTCTTAATCGGAATCGGAATGTTCAAGAACCACGACGCCGTTCATCCTCGATATATGGAAATAATGAAACGTTTGGCTTACAACCAACAATTGTTCTTGATCTTGGCCTCTTCGGACTATATTTACGGAACGAATTACCAGTTTTGCCACGGATTGATTGGCAAAGACTTGACCAATATGACACAGCAAAAGACGATTCAGGCAATGGGACGCATCGGGCGAAATGCGATGCAACAGGAATACAGTGTGCGATTTCGCGAAGACGAAATGCTCTTGCAATTGTTTCAAAAGCCCGCGCAAAACCGCGAGGCGGAAACAATGTGCCGATTGTTTTCCTCGGATTCGTAGACATCAAACCCAGCGATTTGATGTCTAAATGTTCAAGGGTGTATAATTGTAAAAACTACATTGGTTTGTGTAGAATCTTGCGCCAACTATGCATACGTTCCAGCGCCTTGTTTTTCAGAACGACGTGTCTGACTTTGGAAAAATCACTGATGAGTAGGCCATCCTCTTCGTGACGAAAGACGCGATTATGAAACAATTCAAATGCCTCTTCATAGGCGGTGTGTATATCATTGTTTTTGCAATGGAGATTGTAAACGATACATCGATCAAAATCATACGCAGTGAGCAGGTCGGCTTCTCTGACAATATTGTAGGCGTTTTGAAATTGGCCTAAATGAGGAAATCCCTCTTTTTTTACTTTGGAATATGACATCGTGGAAATGATTTGTTCGACGATGTTGATCTCATTGGGAAGGAGTTTGTCGTGCAAAAAAGCCTCAATTTCGTGAATTCCCTCGGTAACATCCATATACTTTTTGTCGCACATATCGTGCAGCGCTGCCGAAACATAGATGATTTTATCGTGGGACTTGATGCGTGGATTCAAGACGGATTCGTATTCAAATAATTCATTGGCATAATGCAAAACATTGATACTGTGGGTCAATCCGTGTGATTCGTCGATATTGAACTTTTTCGAGGTCATCAAGACAAAGTAAAGGAGTTGATTGATGAGGTTCATTGGATCGAGGAGGAATCGGTTTTTCTTTCTTTCAATGACCAACTAAATAAACTGTAGAAATATCTTTGAATCCTTTTCCAAGAATTGTGTGGCTTTATATATATGATGAACTCTTATACATTTCCATTCAATAGTTGTGAAATTCCGCAAACGGACGGTATAGCCCAACCCTATTCCACTTCGGTAAACCTATTATTGTGTTTGATCATTCTCTATTTTTTACAAAAGTCGACTAATGTATACTCACGCGTGTTCTTGACATCCATATTAATTTTCAACGCGTTTCACACATTTTCGCATACCATTCATATAAATTTATATAAAAATCTGCAGTTTTTATTGACGCATTTTTCTGCGATTGCATCCACGATTGCCTTTTTGTTTCTCTTGCACTTTATTACAAAACGGGCATTGCAAACGTGGCAAATATGTACACTGGTTTTGTTCTATCTCATTGATCTGGGTCTCATTTTACTAAACGTCTCGCATATTTACAATATTACTGTTTTTCTGATTATACTATTTTCCATTCTACTGTTTTACTATCCCTCTATGCCAAATGCAACCCAAAAAAATGTCTGGTATATCATTGGGTTTAGTTGCATTGTTCTCACGTTTCAGATTTTTGAAATTTTGAATTGTCAATTTATATTGCGGGAATTCCAAGGATTTCCGTTCCATACATTGACGGAAATTTCTGCCACGATTCCGATATTTTTATTGTGTTACTCGTTTCATTAGGGGTCTATCCACGAAAAAGGCGTGTAACATAAGATAAAGATAAGATAAAGATAAGATAAACAAAACTCGATGAGAATAGTCATCCATCGGAAAAACGATGATCCTCCTCAAAGTCATTGGATGGTTTCATCTCATACATTCACCATTATTGATCTTGTTTCCATTTGTCATTGAAAGCTTTACAACCGATGTACTATACATAGTCTACTTTTTTACCATCATGTTATTGTATACATTTGTAAATGGCGAATGTCCCCTATCGTACGTATGCAAAACAATATTGGATGGAAAATATGTGGCCGGGAGTAAGATTGCATATTATCCTGAAATGGAATGCGTATTACCGAATCAAAAAACGATCGATTACTATTTTGGGACGATGACGGGAGGATACATTGCCGTCTTGGTTTTCGTTATGTTTCGAACGGGGACATTGTCCTATTTTGTAGTCTTTGTATTTGGCGTTTTATCATATTATGTTTTTCTGGTTCGCCATCGACAAAACCATTTTTGGATTGTCCAAGAAGTGACCAAATATCTCTTGTGTTTGACCCTTCTTTTCCAGATCAAACGTATTATGTAAAATCTTGGAAACTATGTTTGAGTGTTTCTATATAAAAAGAAGTCGCGTTTAGAATAGAATGCAGATACTGACCTTTGTCACCAAATTATTACCCAAACGTCTACCACGGCCGATGGGCAGATGGAGAATCGAAAATTGTCACAAGAAAATGAACCAAAAAATCGATTTATCAAATGAAGACCATTGTGGACCGTGTGGTCAATACGCCTTGGAAAAGATCGAACAAAAGCAAGCGGTTTTGCAAACACCGCCAGATAAACCCTTCACCCCCTCCTCCAAATAATATATTCTCCAGGTCTATTTCAGACCCTAGAGAACCCGTGATTAATCTCTATTCGTGGATAAATATATTTATCCACGAAAAGGATATAGGCTATACACGGTTTTGTAGACTCCTTTGGAAGGCTACAAAACCGCGGATAGACCTTAGATACCATTCATCATACTGATCGCATAAGGATTACCCTTGAGTATACCTTGGATATTCGAGCGATCCATTTGGTTTCGCTGGTAATCGTATTGGTTGTTGATAGTCTGTTTTCCCTGTAATGCACCCATTGAATCCAAGCCAGACGTGGTTTGATTCGTCATTCTCGGAACCGGTGCGCGCGTATTCTTCAAATAATCGCGCGTATCTTTCGTCGCCATATTGATATGGTCATTGAATAATACCATATTTCCGGGGACAAGCCGTCCGTCAATCGTCGACGACTTGACATCATTGTTTCGCTGACGATATTCCGCATCGTACGGGCGTGCCTCGCGTTGACCATCACCTGCACTCGCATTTCCGGCGTAGAAAAAGTCCGACTGATTGGTACGCTCCGTCGGAATCAGATTCGGCTCGGTGATCAAATAGGCACCTGTATTGTATTGGTTGGAATTCGAGTTCAAATGGAATTTGGCATTTTGCGTGGTCTCGCGAAGGGTCGTCGATGGACGATCCTTGGGATCCAAGACATACGAAAGAGGAACCGTTGTCGCCGCGTTTTGGTAAGGACGCATCGTCCCAATGACGTTTTGCTTTTTCGAGGGACGTAGCGCGTTGATCAGGGGAGCAAATACAGATCCAATGGAATTGCGCATCGCCGCACCGAAACTATCCGGCTGAATATTGCTGGATCGATTGTTGCGATACTTCATTTGGGATTGAATTCCATAATCGCCAGTAGTGGCACCGCCGTGACCGACTGAATTGGCGGGATTGAACTGAACTGCGCCCAATTCGTGACGTTTGGACGGTTCGTATTCGCCATCGACATACTCGGCCATATTGGATCCCCGTGCCACACCAGTGTATTCAGTCGACGTTTCAGGGCGACTCACATTGCGTTCCACCGGAATCGGTCGCAAAGGCTGGTTTTTCTCTGCACCTGTAGTGGTGAACCAGCGTTCGGCGCCCAATTCAAATGCAGTATCGGGTCGATGTTTTTCATAGCGACCCATATGTTTGACAGTCGACTGCTCTTTGATGACACTGTTTGCTGGACCCTCATAACCAAAGAGACCGACGCCCTCGGGTTTGCGATGACTGTCTACACGCAAATCATCCACTGTCTTAGGCAGCCATTCTTCGCGCGCCATCATACCGGAATTGAATCCGGAAGCTCCATCGGACGTGTATCCTAAACCTAGACCGGGACCCACGGTTTCCTGCTGAAAAGGCAAAACATTCGACATTTTTTGACTGGGATTGACACGGGATTTGATGAAATCGGTATTGTTTGGCATACCATACGCCCATTGTAAATTCGTGTCCGGTGCAAACAGGGGCGCCTGTTCAGTTTTCTTGATTTTTTGCGAACCTGTTCCTAAATAATTGTCCAAGAGCCCTTCATTGTTATTGGCATCGAAATTACGTCCCCGAACCTTGCTTCCAAAATAGGGAACCATATTATTGTGTCTAAAATAATCGGAATCTTGGTATTCGCCCGTGAGAGATCGAAAAGAACCTTGGTCACTCATTCCCGTTTGCCGTAAATCATTTGCGGGCAGATTGGCCGCTGACGACGACGACGACGATCGATTCGGATTGGGGGGTATGAGACTATTTTTTCCAAGATTGAGGTTGGACTCATTGTGAAAATACTTGTCACGATAATTGTTTCCCTCGTATTTTTGCATATGTGTCAAAACCTCGGTCGCGTTGAGATCGACTTCGTCCAGCTTGGAATAGGACTGTTTTGCGTATTTATGGTGTTCATCAAACGCCGGTTCATTGGTTAATTGATCATCGTAGTAGACGGAAAAATTCTCTTGGTCTTCCTTGTTTTTTTGCTTTGATACAATATACAATCCGCCTAATGCCAAGATAGGAATCGCAATTTCCATTTTATGTCAAAGTATTATATATTGTTGACATAAAAAGAGAATAAACCTTTTGCAGAATAACGGAGATGATGAATTCGGACGGTTGATCAGTGGGTACGCCGATACTCGTCCTTGGCCATTGTCCGTGACAACTGGTTGTTTTGAAACGGTATTTCTAAATGATTCTGGGCATCTTTCAATGGAATATCCAATCGACCTGTATCATAATCACGAAACATCCAAGCCGGATGACTGGCGCGACTTTCTTCGACAAAGGGTTGGACATTGGGATAATGCTGCTGCATAGTCGATGCGGCGTGCTTGGTATAATCGTTTTTATTCACGTCATCACGCTGAAGTTGACGCGACATCCCGAATAAATCACTTTCCACATTGACCACATTGGTTTGCAAATTGGCGCCCCATTTTTGCATACGGATTTGGGCATCTTCCATAAACGGCAAATCGACGCCCGGTCCAGGAACATCGAGTTGATATCTTCCGACATAGGTCATTTCTTCCATTTGTTTTTGTATACGGGCTTCATCATCTTTGAATCGTGTAAATGCCATTTTTTATGTTACGTAAATCTTATATAATCTAACGATAATATTATTTGATGCAAAAATACATAGAAACAATCTTGCCTAAAGACACTATTATACAATATACACGATGAACCGCGATGTTTCCCCGATTCCTTCGCTTTGTTTGAATATGATTGTGAAAAATGAGAGTAAAATCATTGAGCGTTTGTTGAATTCCGTGGTAAAATACATTGACAGTTTTTGCATTTGTGATACGGGAAGTACGGACAATACCGTCGAAATCATAGAGGCCTTTTTCCAAGCCCGCGGAATACCGGGAAAGGTGATTCACGAGCCCTTTCGCGATTTCGGATACAATCGTACCTTTGCCCTCCAGGCTTGCGAAGATGTCGAAAAAGCGGATTATGTTTTGCTATTAGATGCGGATATGGTGTTTTGGGTTGATCCACAAATACCGCCAGATGCATTCAAACAACTGTTGCGTGCATACGGCGCATTCACACTTTTCCAAGGAACGGATCAATACTATTACAAGAACACGCGAATTGTGAAGAATCGCACGGGGGTCAAATACTGGGGAGTTACCCACGAATATGTGGATTTGCCAGCGGGAACACAGTCGTATTCGATCGGAAAACATATTGCTTTTATCAATGACATTGGCGACGGAGGTAGCAAAACCGACAAGTTTCTCCGAGATGTCCGACTCTTGAAAAAAGGTCTGCAAGAGAATCCCAATAATGATCGATACACGTTTTACTTGGCCAATAGTCTGAAAGATGCGGGTATTCTGGATGAAGCCATTGAAACCTATCGCAAACGGACTCAATTGGGTGGTTGGATCGAGGAGGTTTGGTATAGCCATTTCAATATTGGACACTGTTATGCAAGGAAAAATGACAAGGCCAATGCCATAATGGCGTGGCTCGATGCGTTTGACTGTTATCCGGCCCGCGTTGAGAATTTGCACGAAATCATTCATCATTATCGCATTGCGGGAAAAAACAAATTGGCGTATCAGTTTTGCGTTGTGGCCAAAAAAATCATCGACTCACAGCAAAACTTTGATTTTCTGTTTATGCAAAAGGATGTTTATGACTACAAAATCGACTACGAATTGTCCATCGTGGGATATTACTACAATATGGAAAAATACGATCTGGCCAAGATTTCGATGAATGTCTTGAATTACCCGCATTTGGACAAAGACATTCATCGAAATGTAATGTCGAATTACAAGTTTTATGCAAAACCCCTATCCCATAAAAAAACGACCACCTTTGATTCTTTGATCGCGCAATTGAAACGGGTCGGCGTCGAAAAAATGCGCGCAGAAACGGACTTTGTTTCCAGTACACCGTCCATTGTCCGATTCTCCGAGAATCTTTATGTCGTCAATGTCCGTTTTGTGAATTACAGCATCAATGAGAGCGGCGGATATGTGCAAAAGTCCACGATTGAGACGCGGAATGTCTTGGCGACTTTGGAACGGGAGTCCGATCAATCGTGGAACATCATAAACGAATGTTTTATTCAGCACGACAGACAATATGATGCGTTTTACGTTGGATTGGAAGATGTGCGTTTGGTTCCCCCCCAGGATGCTAGCCAAACCAGCTTGATCTACAATGCCAATCGGGGTCTACCCGACGGCAGAATGTCGGTGGAAATCGGGGCTTTGGATTCAACTACCGGACAGACCATTCCACCCCTATTTCCCACGACTACACAAAATCACCAAATTGAGAAGAATTGGGTGTGGATTCCCCACGGAAATGGCCATAAATTGGTCTATCATTGGTATCCTTTTACTGTGGGCGATGAGGTAGATGGCGTCTTTGTCAAGACACACGATCTTGCGACACCGCCCCGTTTCCGGAATTTGCGCGGATCGACCAACGGTGTTGTCATCGAAGGGGATGTTTGGCTGATTTGTCACGCGGTGAGTTATGAAGATCGCAGATATTATTATCATATGGTTGTCGTATTGGATGGATCCACGTTGCAAGTGAAGAAATACAGTCCATTTTTCAATTTTGATAAAGAAAAGGTCGAATATACACTGGGATTTACGTGGGATCCTGTGTCCGATGAATTATTGATCGGATACAGTTTGATGGATTGTCGGACAGAATATATGTCGGTACCTAGAAAAAGTATCGAGTTTTTACCAAACGAATTTCCCCCAACGCATATCCACATCCACGAATAGAGATTTATTCTCCCGGTCCAAAATGGACCTGGAAAATACGTAATACGTAATAATACGTAATAATAATAAATGCTGAAATATATTCTATGCATTTTGTATATGAAACTGAATAAATGGCTAACCAGTACAAAATTTATTGTATCATTATACATAGGAGTCATAATCTTGCTAATATTTTTTTTATATAAAATCGTCGTTTATGAAAACTTTGAAGATACCATTGTTGTATCCAATCTGGATAGTTCGGCCGGATTCTATTCAATGTTTTTTTTCACATTGAATCACTATATCTATTGTAAAAGGAATAAAATTGGTTTTAGAATAAAGTCTGATAATTGGCTGTTTAAATCTAGTATCGGATGGACCGATTATTTTGAACCCGTTGAATTGACTTTTCATAACAACCCCACGAATGAACAAAGTGCTTTGCATTCAACGGTTTTAGGAGATTACCCGATAAGAGACTATCAAATGGTAATAAAAAATCTCTACAAATACAATGCAAATACAAAGAACGAAATTTTGAATGCTTACTCAAAACTTAATCTGGTGAAAGGTAATTACGACTCTATTTTTATTAGAAGAGGTGATAAATTAGGCAAGGAAAGTGTTATCATCCCGGAAGAAAACTACATGGATGCTCTTTTGGAAAAGAATCCCCGTTGTAAAACCATCTATTTACAAACAGATGATTATACGTGTTATTTAAATCTGGTAAAGTATATAAAACAAAATAACCTGGGCGTTGTAATCCACACATTGTGTGATGAAAACAGTGTAGGTGTGGTGGTTCACGGATTTCAAAAAGATATATTAAATGACGCTTCCATAAATAACGATGCGAATAAAGATTATTTATCCAGTATTATTCAAAAGCTAAATGATACAAAACCGGTTGAAGATATGAATAGTGTAGAGAAATACAAGCATACAATGGATATGATAGTCGGAATAGATTTGGTAATACATTCCAATATTTGTATAACGGACTATCAGTCGAATGTTTCACGTTTTATTAAACTAGCCCATGATCATCCCAAAAATGTATATAATATAGACGATTTGAATAATGATATTGACTATGATAAAATAATATGCCCAAGCTATAGCTTTTAGACCTTGTACGGTCAGGGAATTTTTGACTTCTCCACGTCTATTTATTATACTCTTTTCATTTTTTTGACACAAACTGTGAAATGAATTCAGAATATATTTGTTTGATTTCATTATGACCATCTTGGTTGTAGTGTGCCAAAATATCCTCTTTTACAAATAAGTCATCAATATTCGTGCATTTCTTTTTGAGTTCTTCAATGGGATCAATAAAGACAATATTATGTTTATTGCATATCTCTTTTAACCAAGACCTTAATAAATATCTGTCACCACTATCTAAAGTTACTAAATGACTCACGATAATAATTTTACCCTCCAATATTTCATTTATTTTGATTACATCTTCTTCTATTTCGTCTTTGGTTTGAATTCTTATTGAAATTTCATTCTTTATCGGAATATCATATTCATCTTCTAGGGCAATGTGATGCAGGTATTTGTTATCATAAGTATATGATTTTTTGCTAGAAATTTCAATAACATACAAATCGGTTGTATTGAATTCCGTCATCAATGATTCATTGAATACGATTGGATTTTTCGTTAAAATCGGTGTTCTAAATGTATACAATGTTTCACTCGGTGTTAAATCGCCATATTTACAAAATGATATCATTTGAAGTATTTCTTTCGTATAATGGGGATAGGATATGTCTTCACTGATACTTGTTAAATGTGCAATATCTTTGATTGAATGTTGTCGGCAACTTCCCAAAATAGTTATTTTCATAATACATATTTTGCTAATAAATAGTAATCAGTGGTACGAATATTTATAGCTTTTGAATTTTCTTGATATTTTCTGCGTCAATATGATTACGCTTTCCGCTATTGACAACCTCACCGTTGACTTTCATCACGTGATCTCCAATAATAAAAGTGATTTTATCGGGATTCACGTTTGTTTTTATTAAACTACATTCGATCTCACGTCCATTTGTATCCGTGATGAGGAATCTAGCGGACCCATCTGTATTGTTTTGAAACTCTTCCAATGTGATCTCATTGGACAATGTAATTTCATTGGACAATGTGGATGAACTCATTTTGTCTTTGTCTTTTTCTTATATTTTACAGATAGATTTTTTTTCATACGAATGCATAACTGAATAAACCAACCGCGGCTATGCCAAAGACAAATCCTAAATGATAATGGTATTGCATTTGTTTGTACATTTTCAACCAAGCATCGACTTCGGGTTGGGTATTCACGTGGTTCAGCATCCAGTCCGATTTCGGCGAAAGAGTGTAGTAAAAATAATTCGTGACAAACATTGTCGAAATCACCGTGCAAACCAAGAACAGGCCATTTACCTTGGTAGGTCGCGTTTGCGTAAAATAGAACAAAATCCCAAGAGAGATCAAAAGTCCTAAACCATAGCCTTGGAGACTGATGGTTTTGCGTTCTTGGGTGATTTTTTCAAACCGGGCTTTCAATTCCGGAGTCAACGTTGCCTTGTATTTTTGAATGACCCCACATTTTTCAGTCATCGTATAAAAATAAATCATTGCGACCAAAAAAAGGATGGAAATGCTACATCGAATCGGACACGGCATTTTATCTATTATCTAACCTATACATTTTATTGCGACGATATTTTGTGAGATTTTTCTTTTAGACAGGATGAAATATGCAAAATACAATTTATAGTATGTAGTATATCATATAGTCAAATGTCAAAACCTTCAAAAAAATTCATAAAACACGGAATACTTGAACTCAATGAAGAATACAACCCAGATATTCATCGTAAATCGGTTGATATGGAGGGTAGAAATAGGAACTATCAAACAACCCCTCCAAGTACTTTTTATACACCAGAAGAAATGGCGGATATGAAGTCAGAGATAAGACAAGCCAAATGTCTGATTTGTTCGGAGAAAATTAATGATGATCGATGTAGAGTATGTAAAAATGGTCACAAATGGCATAGTATATGTCATACAAGAAGAAGCCAAGATACAGAAACTATAGTTTTTTGTCCTTCGTGTAGAAATATGGGTTACCCGTGTGTTCGAGATTTAGGTAATAATATGAAATTTGGCGACTATAATGACACATATTCGGGTGGTGTAAAACGGCGTAAAAGTAGAAACAGACGCAAGAGTAAAAGTAGAAAAATGCAAAGACTCGGTAAATAAAATACGCGGCTTTATAGAGACTCGGTTTTGGAAAGAGCGGAGATTTTGTAAGACCGTCGATGCCACTGACTCAATCCGTGTTTTGCAATTCCTTCTAAATGAGCTTTTGTTCCATATCCCATATTGGTACTCAAACTATAAAAGGTATCCAATTCATGGTGCCGTTCGCACAATTCGGCGATGTATTGATCGCGCGCCACTTTGGCCAAGATAGATGCAGCGGCAATGGCCGAATATTTATTATCGCCTCCCTCGATGGTCTCGTGACGCAGTGTCGTAAATTCTTCGGTCGCGTCGTGATATCTGGAGTAGGGTTTGAAATCATTTCCGTCGACCAAGAGCAAAACATCCTTTGTCTTTTCGGGAGGGAGGTTTAACTTCGATTGAATGTCTTCAATGCAGGCGTGCATACACTGGAAGACGGATTGACGTATATTGATACGATCAATGACGTCGTGTTCAACGAATTGAACGGACCAGGCGATCGCATTGGATTGGATATATTTAGCCACTTCATTGATTTTCTTTTTCGAATGGAATCTCTTGGAATCCTTCATTTTTTCGTGGGCAAAGGATGCATCTTTAGGTAAAACGACGGCACCTACATATAAACGGCCGAAAAGGGGCCCCCTTCCGGCTTCATCGATCCCTATTTCGTATTCATTCTCTGCGTTGTAAAATGGTTGCAATGGTATCGTCTCTTTCCGTGGCATTTTGACTGTCTTTGTAGTAATGGGTTTTAATGTTAGTCTTTAGTATCTTCAACTTTTTTTATCAACAAATAATATAGAATGCAACGCGGACGAAAAATTTCCACTCCTTGCAAAAAGCGCACTCTTCGAAAATGCAGAGGTGCCAAGAAGTCGTGTATCATTGCCAGAGGTACAAAGAGAACTTACTGCCGCACAGCTAGACGTACATCTAAACGCAGCAGTGCATCTAAAATGACCAGATAAAACATACTAGTCTCTCTTCGTTGACAAATACATTTGTCAACGAAATTTTTCTGTGGGTTCTGATATCTTGGGGTTCTGTTATCTTGGTTATTTTCGAGATATACATTATAATTTATTCAATGAAATATGTGTATGGTCCACTCTATTTATTTTGCCTTTTATTATTCATATTGGTCATTACCGTTGTTTTAACGAAAAAAACAAGAGACGGTTTTCAACTGACAATGGGTGACATAGATCCAAATATAGATCAAAAAAGTAAGAAACGTGGAAAATTTTCTCCTACTCAGGTTGTTCCAAAAACTGAAATGTGGCCGCAAGTACAATGTCCAGGGTATCCCAATTCACGTAAAAAATGCGGAACAATGTCACCAAATACACCCTCGGTTGTTACACCCTCGGTTGTTACGCCCTCGGTAGTTACGCCCTCGGTTATTACACCTTCGGTTATTACACCTTCGGTTATTACGCCCTCAGTTTTTATGCCCTCGGTTATTACACCTTCGGTTATTACACCTTTACTTTTACCAAATACACCCTGTCTAAATACACCCTCAGTAAATGCACCTATATCAATTCAAGCCAAAAAATTAGATGTAGAACCCGGCATTCCGACAAGTACCCGAGGTTGTGAAATATCTATTAACAACAATCAGTTGTTTGACTGCAATGGAAACAATGTTAGCAATTTATTATCAAATTATTCGCCATCTGTGACCAACACGGTTTCACCTTCCACTACCACAAAAACCAAGAAGTGTTTTCAAATTGGAAGCACCCTATTGCAATCAATTCAACAGTGTAATCAACCTCTACAAAGTATAAACTCGCCCATAAGTTTACAAAGTATAAACTCGCCCATAAGTTTACAAAGTATAAACGCGCCCATAAGTTTAAATAGACGCCGACGCCGACGCAAACGA